GTGTGATGCAAGGGATTTTGCCCTGGACACACGTGAAGATTCTGTATAATTTCAGAACGGTACGCTATTTAGAACTTGAGACGAGTAAAAATTCCGGAACGCTTGTGGCGCTCCATGAAAAACCAGGTCAGAGGTTCGAGTAGCGACACGACCACAAAGTGGTCACGTTCCGAGGTTGATTCTTAACGAATCACCCCACCCCAGTCACTTGGGGTGTACAGTTTACATGCTGTCATGGCATAAGAGGATGTGCTCTTACGCAACGCCTTACGGCTACTCACTTTCCTAACGCAAAAGTGTAAAACGGAGAGTTTTTAGAGAAACTATCTAGAAACTTGAATATTATTAACGAGCAATCAACTCGAGATATGTTAACGAACAACTAACTCGGATTTATGAGAAATCAACTTTAGGCCGCAGCAGGATTGACCTGCCTAAATGCGACTGGGGGCCCGGTATAAAAACCGAGCGTAAAATCTTCACCTGTAGCGCAAAAAGCATCTATACCAAAGCAATGATTCGTCGATGAAAAACTAATTCTTGCGAGTAGTTTCATCATGAGTCCCGGTTGAACGGAGGACCAATTCGCTTGTTTTCCGCTCGAAAATCGTCTAGGAATGTAGTAAGGTAGCTCAACTTCTGCAACAGGATTAAGTGTAGCATTGTTGAAATAAGCAGCCTCGCACAAAGACGAAGGTTGTAAGGTTACCGCATTAGCAGCACGAATTGAAGCGGATGTTGCACCTAATGAAAGGGCAGTGCTACCTGCAGTGTAACCAGTTGTGGCTGAAGGATTTCTCAAAACAGCCAAAGTCGTCAGATTCGTTGTGGCACTAGATCCGACAGCGTGGAACTTCCACCTAATTCCGCCTCGCCAACAAACATATGCTGGAGAGAAATAATTCAGCATTGTCATGCGAGCGAAATTGTAAGGTGTAGAAGCGACAGGCACGTTGGTTAAGTGAATACCAGCACCTTGGTATCCTCGAACCAGAGGAAATATAGACATATCCCAAAAACACATACGTTCGGTTGTTACACCAGATGGCGGGACATGAGTGATACTTTGGTTGTAGCGCTTCAATATCTGACGAATTGAAACGACAGGATCACCATAGAAAACATACTGCGACATATCGGTGGAAGATATGGGTGCTGACATGGTCGCAGCGACCGAAGTGGAGGACGGAATGGACTCTTCTTGCGTTAAATCCCCATCAGGTGAATCTCCTAGTTTTCCAGATTGTGGTTCAAGCAAACCGGATTGCGGTTGCAACCAAGTCAACTCCTGCGTGAAAGCGTCCGTTGGATCGGCGACTTCAAGATCATGGCAACTTACAAATACGTTAATATCAATATCGTTATTAGCGATAGAGTTAGGAATTGTAAGTTCGTTGACCACGTAAACGGAAATGATGCCGTTTGCAAGTTCACCAGGATCGCCACCAAGAGCTGAAGTGCTCCAAATGTTTCCAGCGTTTGTGATCATGTTGCGGTGGGATAAATAGGGGTATTGTTGTCCCCAACCCACTTCGATGGTAAAGTCACGCTCGTTTGCTATATCGACAATATGAGTATAATTGGTATTATATTCATTCGTCAAAGGAAACGAAGGATCATAAGTTATCTTCAATCGTCCTTTGTGAAAAGACGACGCAACTATCTGAAAACGATAGCGCATGGTTCCTCGCCATGCCCGGAAGGGCAAAGCTGCATAACAACATGCTGGCATATGATATTCAACTGGAGCAGAAGCCAAACGATTCCAAACGACTGGATTGACTTCAATGTTGAACAAACGGCCTTCGACGGGAGAAGTTACATTCCAAGGAAAAGTGGTTAAGTACGATTCAACGGAAGCAACACTCCGGATTGACATCTCATCTTTGCCGGCTAAACCAAAAGTACGAGTATCGACAGTTAATTCCTGTTTAGGATCAAAGGTCAATTTCGTGGAATGATCCGGGTAGACGGTGTTAGCGAGATTGCCGAAAAATTCTGGTTTGAGCGGCTGAATAGGCACAATGTTAATGGGACGTGAGTACCCAAAAGTTTGTGCAATAGTCGCAACAGTGTTTGCGGCCAACCTGGTAGCCAGAGCAAAAGGAGATATCGATGGGATCGACTCCAATGCTCCAGCAACGCGGGCTAGAACGGATGCGGGTCTAGATATAACACCATTATATTCATCAAGAGAACCTGCCTGGGGGGATAAAGCCCCAGGTTCGTTCGCAGTGAGAATGGACATAGTTACATCAGTGGCCCAAGCAAAGACCGAAACAGTAACGGAATCTGTAGCTCCGTTTGCATGCTTTAGGGAATTTATCGAGCGAATCGACATAGTCCCCATGTTTCGCCAGTCTTGGCCAGGGATATCAAGTGCATTCAAGGGCCATACAAAGGGCAGCGAAATGACACCTCCTTGGGATTTTGTAGGATCCAAGTAGATATGTGGGCGTTGACTAGAAGCAACGGTGTCTTGAAGAATCAAGGCACGGTCACGAGTGTAAGCATCATCGACATGTAGTGGAAGGTATGAGGCAATGGCACGACCGTAGTGGAAGCCGTTACCGTTGATCAAAATTCGGACATGCATTTTACATCTCAATAAATTGAAATTTGTAATACGATTGATGACACGTGGATTCTCCCAAAAATCTTGCCAGGGATTAAAAGTCTGGAAAAATGATAAGCCAGTACCCCAATCATAAGTTCTAATCTTAATAGGACGAGAAAAGAACTGCTCTAGGGTGGCATCACTCAAATCAGCTAACTGGAAAGTGGGATCTTGTAATGTAGGAACGTCATAACAATAGCCAGGATTTTGGTCCTGGAAAGATACGTTCTGTGATTGGGACTCAGTGGAGTCCGGAGTTACATAAAAATTGATTGGAGAAGTGAGGTAAATTATAATGTGTATCGCACCTCAGCGACACACAAGAATACGGTGTTTGTTGCGTGGATTAGCGCTGTCCTAAATAAGACTAAATCCCAGATAACGATGAAAGCTTTGGGCAATAGCGAGAACACGGTATAGATCTCAACATGCTTGGGTAACCAGACATCGTTCGGTGTTTTGGATTAACGAGCATAACCAACGCTCGGAGGGATAAGTTTAAACACATTCCAAGTGTGTGTGTGGAACTTACGTTCCACGATAGGTCTTCGACCACTCGACAAGTACATCATCGAATGTGGCGTCCAACATGGTGCAACCATGAGCGATGTGTGCTCTGGTCGCAATTTCCCTCATTTGGGATCTGCGATGCTCGTATAAAGTACGGCCATGTACCCACCATTCGCGTAATGCTCCGTCGATATTGGACATTGCTTGTTGTTCGGGTGTTAGAGCATCAGATTTGAGATGGCTATGCAGACTCTTGAATATAGAAGTCTCTAGAAGTGCTCCTAGAGTGATTCCCATTTCAGTCTTGACATCACGACGTTTAAGAAAATCTACCTCGTCGGATATCATGTAGGGAGTAGGCTCCGATTCTTTGTCAGGCATGGTAAATTTCATATCCACTGTCGCTAAATAAGCAGCAACAGAGACGTGATTGAAATCTGCACACTCTTTGGCTACAGAACCCTTGCAATCATCACCATAGGTTTCCAATGCAACAGATGCACGAAAATGCCCTTTGTTAGGATAAATCGAAAAGAAGGCACACCGCAATAGCAAACTATTACAAATGGAATTAGTGTAGACTGTTAGGTTCTGTCCCGAGGGATTACTGCCGTTTAGCTGGATTGCATCACCATTATATGCCATACAAGGATAGCACACATCGGTAGCAATACCACGCATGATCTGCAGTTGTTGCCAGGTGAAGTTACCGGAATGCTCTGCAAGACTAATAAAAATCTTGTAGGATGCGAGGGTAAGTTGTGCTGGGAGGCGCAAATCGTACTTGCTGTAATCACCGGCGAGGATACGATCTTCCCCATGTTTGGTAATGAACTGCGAAAGTTCATCCCATTCAGGACCGAAGGGGTTTACTCCAACGGCACACTCTGAAAGTGTGGGAAACAAGGAAAGGAATCGTGCAAGCATTAAAAAATACTTGCGTGTCAACATTTGCAACACCAAAGGTGCACATTGGAAGACACGAACCTTATCCTTCGTCATCACTGTGGGCTCATCCTTCAAGCAAGCTTTAAACATCGGGTAGATGCGCTCGCCCTCCAAATAAGCCATTTCGGCTTTGTCGAATTCGACCCAAAACATCTCGTCCAACTGAAGGGGATAAGCGTGTGAGGGGTAAAGTTCTGGGTTCAGTTCAGTTAAGAACTTCTTTTTTGCTCCACCGAGAGGATAGCCCACAGAAGTATTAGGGGGCATCTTGTCTACGAAGCGGACACCATCCATCCCCGACACGATTTCTAGTCGCGATAGAGGACGCAATGTCATCTTCAGGTCTGGGATAGAATCCAATTTCTTAACGAGAGGAGCAATATAGTCTGAGACAGCTCGATCAAGTAAAAGTGGATCCACACCTAACGAGGGATTTGAAGACATTTTAAGGGCGTCAGTGAAAGGATTACCTTTCCGGAATTTGGGTTTTCCGTGGATGTTGGCAACTCCAGTAACATCGTACACATGGTCGGTGATGAACGAATCTTCAACCGACGAATGGTAGGTAGCTCGACCTATTGCAGATCCAAAAACCTTCATGTTACCATGCTCTTCAAGGTGCAGGACAGAGGAGCTATTGTGGAGTAGCGGTCCTTCGTACCACTGCACTCCATAGAGATTAGTAGCCATAGTGCCTTCCGAATGTGAAATCAACACGGAAGGACGAGCTGAAAGAGCTGAGTAGCCACTTTCAAGTTGTGTTTGCGTAAGGCCACAACCAGCGCCTTTTGTAGATCCAGTGATACCAGCCAAATGAAAGCCGGCAATCATAGGTCCACGAGTTTGTGCTAAAAGCACTGACATACAATATCCCACTTGAGTAGGGATCGTTAATTCATAGCCAAAGCCAGAATATTCCTTAACGGTTGTCTTCACTTTTTGTGGGACCAAAAGAGCTTGCGCTCGAATTAAGGTCGAGTCTCGTGCACGAAAAAGAAATGTAGCGGGAACTTGCTGCAACTTCTCTAAGGGAAAGTACACGGTGAGATTTTTCCACGATCCCGAATTGGGAACGTAGATGAGTGCCAGATCAGTATCTTCAAAAAAGTAAGCTTGATCTCGATTCACAACAGCGCGAATAACCTGCGGTCCAAAAGCAATGCTTAGGGCCATAGTAGGCTTCACGAAAATATGTTGTGGTACAAGAGCCAAGTTTGACTTCACAAAGAAAATGTTACACCCCGATGTGCCAGTAGCATCTGTGTAGGTAACGAAACCTAAGTTCCGCGCTACCAAATGCTCAAGGTTGGCGAGGGTCGTACATCTCGAGCGGTCCGTACAAGGGACAGAGGCGATCTCGGCAGTACGCCAGTTTGTTTCACTGGCTACCTTCTGGTCAGTAACTGCAGTTGCAGCATCGCGAGCTAGAATACTTGGATAAGAATCTGGCTCAAGCAATGTGTGCTGAGTGTAGTACGGATCAGCGAGATCTTCGAACTCAGTGCTGAAATTGGGGTCATGTGTCTCGAATTTTCGAAACAATCCAGCAAGGGGTGTGTTCGATTTGCTCTTTGGTTGAGCTTTACCCCATTTATACCACGGACGGTTAGTAGGATTGCGAAGAAATTCGTTCTCTGGCTTAGCAAATTTAACTGCATTAGCGAGACGGATCTCATCGATTTGCTCACTCCCACTGTGACGCACAAGGCGCCAAACTTGGGCAGCCATGTAGATAGCAGCTAGAGCTGCACATCCTTGAGTGATGTACTTGACATACTTATCACGCGTTTCCCGCATAAGAACGGGCATAGCAGCGTTGTCAGCAAGGACTTTCTTATACAGAATGTCCTTTTG